TTGAAAGTGTAACTAAATTTTTAATTGGTTCTACTTCTATATCAGAATTTATTTTAAATTCAGATAGTATTGAAGGAAGTTTTGTTGTAGGCGAAAACATAACAGGAACAATTGATGATACTGATGACATTTTAATTGAAGCAACAATTTCAGGAATACCTATCTCAAAAGTAATATCAAATGGTGGATCTTTACATACAACAGCCGAGTCGGCAACAATAACAGGTGGCGGAGACGGTGCAATTATTCAAACTAAAACAATTGGTTCAGGTGGAATTACAGAAATAATTATAGACAATGCAGGAACAGGATATTCTATTGGCGATGATTTAATTTTTGGTAATACAGCAACAAACGGTGCTGGTGCTGCAGGATTTATTTCTGTTGTTAATGGTGGTATAACTTTAGAAGATAGTACCAGTTTAACAGAAGATCATATTATATTAGAAGAAGGCACTACACAAGACGATACTTACTTTGGTAATAAAATAGTACAAGAGTCTGGCACAGATGTTGAAGATATTACTGATATATTTTTATATGATAGTGGTGGAGGATATACTTCTTTACCTACTGTTACAATTAGTTCTTCAGGCACAGGTGCTATATTAAAAGCTTTTGGAAGTCAAATAGGTAGAGTATTAGATTTAAATTTAGTTGAGTTAGGAATAAATCACCAATTATCTCCTACACCGCCTGTTGTTAATTTATTTAAAAATTGTATTATTACAGGAGTAACAGGTACTTTTGCTGGAAATTCTAGTGTAACAATTAATGGTAGTGTTACAGCTACTGTAGTAAGTTTTAATTCTGCGTTAGGTTTATTATCATTAAAAAATAATTCAGGTACAATTAGTGTAGGTAATACAGTTGTTGGTTTAAGTGGTTCAGCTACAATTAGAAAAATAGATAGTGCTACAGCTACTTTAACAATTGGTGCTGTTGCTGATACAGATGGTAGATTTATAAATGAAGATGGTTTTCTTTCAGAAAGCACAATGAACATACAAGATAGTTTATACTATCAAGATTTTTCTTACGTTATAAAAGTTGCTAGATCAATTTCAGATTGGCGAGATGACTTTAAAAAAACTATGCATACTTCAGGTTTTTATCTAGCGTCTGAAGTTAATATAGAAACTAGATTGAACGCTCGTATATCTACACCTATTGTTGGTGGTGTTTCAGGTATTATTGATGAGCCTTTCTTTGCAATCATTAATACATTATTTTCAACAATTGTAGGAAGAAGATTGGGTACAGTTGATGATGGTACAACTTTAAGAGCAAATGCTAAAATAGGTGTATCTACCGATTTTGATACAAGTACAATATCTCCTTTTAGTAACACAACACGAGATGTAACTTTAACTAGACCGCCATTAAAAATTGATTATACATCAAGAGTAAGAGGCATATTTAATGGTGTTACGATTAGTCAAGGTTATGGTTATGCCGGCCCACGATATGGTACAATTAATAGAGAAGTTTTTAAATCATTTTCAATAGCAGGAACAAACCATTCAATAGCTGAATTAAGTAATAACGTTACCTTTGGTACAAGAACATCTTTAGATGGACAAGACAATACATTATTATTTTGTTCAACAGATTTAGGTAGATTTATAAAAACAAAACTTACAATGCCAGCAGAAATAAAAATAATACTTCCATTTAACCAATTTGACAATACGGTAGTTAAGTTTGACCAAACTTTAGATAGTGATGGAAACCCTATAACTTTTGATGATGCAACACCGTAATATATGTATAAATATAACAAAAGAATAATTAATGGCTAAGCAAACACTCAACATAGGTACATCAGCAAACGACGGAACAGGTACAAACCTTCGTTCTGGTGGTACAATTATAAATGATAACTTTAATGAAATTTATACTGCAATAGGTGATGGTAATACTATTACATTTACACCAAGCGGTTCAGTTGCCCTTACAAATAAAACTATCAGTGGTTCGAGTAATACTCTTTTAAACATTGGTAATTCTTCTTTAACAAATTCAAGTTTTGGTATTAGAGATGATTCTTCTTCAGCAATATCAATTTCACTAGGTGGAACTTTAAAATTAAAAAGTAATGACGGCATTACAACTACAGTAAGTCAAGGCGACACGATTACAATAGGTTTAGATAGTAACATTGTTACTGAAACTTCTTCAGACGTTTTGACTAATAAAACAATTGCGGCCGGTTCTAATACAATAACAGGCCTTACAAACACAAATTTAAGTGGTACTGCTGGTATTACAAATGCTAATATACAAAATGCTTTCATACAATTCTCAGACGAATCATCTACATCCAATTCTGTTTCATTAGGAGGAAAATTAGAGTTTCTTGCTGGTGAAGGAATAAACACTACTGTTGGAGCTAGTTCATTAACTATATCTGCTGAATTAGCAACTTCTTCAAATGCCGGTGTTGCTACATTTAATACTGCTAGTTTTGGAGTTTCAACTGGAGATGTTACAATTAAAAGTGGTGGAGTTTCAAATGCTCAGTTAGTAAATTCTAGTGTATCTATTGGTGGTAATACAATCACATTAGGTGCGGCCGCTACTACATCAATATCAAATTTATCCTTAACTGGAAATGGAACAATAGATTCTACAGGTTCAGGAAATAAAATAAGATTTAACTTTGCAAACGTAGGTGCTAGACCAGATGCTACAACATATCAAGGTGCATTAGCTGTAGTAACAGGTTCGGCAAGATTATATTTTGCTGACGGTGGTGGTTGGAATGAAATTGCAAACGAAAACTCTAGTATTAATATATTTACAGACGTTGACTTAACAACGGCACCTCCAACAGGTAAACAAACTTTAAGTTGGGTTCAATCAACAGGTAAATTTATACCAGCAACACTAGGAGCTGTTACTAAACTTACGGGCGATGGTTCAACATTATCATTTACTATAAATAATTTATATAATGTAAATAATATTTTGGTATTTGTAAATGGACTTTGTTTAGTGCCAACAGATGATTACACAGTTTCAGGAACAACACTATCATTCATTTTAGCACCAACTGCTTCAGCTGAAATAGTAATAAGATACTTAGGATAAAAAATGGGAATAATAACAAGAACATTCGCAAACGACATTGTAGCAAAGTCTAAAGCTAAAACTCCTTTAAATATAGGAACTGATGCAACCCCTATTTCTACAAATCAAAATATTGATATTTCTAATACAAATTTTGTAACTGTTAATTTTAATGAAGATATAACATTAACAGTGACAGGTGGAAGATTTGGATTTGCATATGGAGATACTATTTTTAGATTAATAAATAAAAATACAACAGAAGCAAAAGTTTGCACAATATCTACAGGAGAGGAAATTTATAAAACGGCTTACATTCCACCTGTAGAATTTAATGTTGGTGTATTAATTATTACTCGAATAGAAAATAGACTTGTAGATAGAAATTTCGAATATCCTAATCAATCTTGGAGAACTTTTGGACTTATTGAAAATGATGGCAGCACAATTATTAAAGCGTATCAAAATGGACAATTTGCTATTTCTACAAATGGACAACCAGCTACTATTCAACTACCTACTGTAGCGTTAGAAGGTACGGTACTTTCAATATTAGATGCTGACGGTACAGCAAATACACATAATATAACGATAGATAGAAATGGTCATAATATAAACGGTACAGCTTCAAATTTAGTATTAACACTTAGTAGAGCTAGTATAACTTTAGTTTATTTAGACGAAACCAATGGATGGGTGTTTAGAGATTATTATCCTGGTTCGTAAATGATTAAATTAAATTCAAATAAAACCTGTATAAATAGTAAGAAAGAATAACAAAATATGCCAGCAATTATAACAAATAAATTCAGAATAAACAACGCTGAACAATTTAGTGAGTCATTTTCAGAAGCCTCACCAGAAGTATATTACCTAGGTATCGGTAGACCTCAATCATTTGCTACACAAACAAGAGGTGATTTAAGAACAGAAAACCAAGGCACAGATTCAGCTGCAATTACACCAGCTGACAGTGTTATAGAAGAATTTAATACTTTTGATGATTTATTGGCTGTTAAAAAAATTACAAATTCAGATACATCATTCGTAATACCAAGAAGAAACTGGATTACATCTACTGTTTACGATTATTACAGACACGATTACGGAAACAGAATTACAGGCACAACTACAACACAAACAGCAAACAGTGGTGCAACAACTTTATTTGATGCAACGTTTTATGTTTTAACTGCAGCAAGAAACGTTTATAAATGTTTAGATAATAATGGTAATGCAGCTTCAACTACAGAACCAACAGGAACATCTACATCTATTTTAACAACTGCTGATGGTTATAAGTGGAAATATATGTATTCTTTATCAGCAACACAACAAGCAAATTTTTTATCAACAGATTTTATGGCCGTTGCTACAGATGCTACAATATCTTCAGCTGCCGTTGACGGTGCAATCAGCACAGTAAAAATTAAATCTGGAGGTACAGGTGGTACAAACGGAACATTTACAAGTATTCCAATAAGAGGCGATGGTACAGGCGGAGTTATTTCTGCTACAGTATCAGGAGGTGTAGTAACAGCAGTAACAGTTACAACCGCAGGTACAGGTTATACAATTGCATATGTAAGAAATGCCGATATAGTTTCTGCTGGTG